AGCACCTTCTGCTAAAACTCTTACGTTTCTTTTGTGATTTTCTGATTGTGCATAATTCATTGAGAATCTTCTCCATATATCGTTCTCATAAGGTCTGCAACAGGACCTTTTTCTTTTGGTTTATTCTTCTTTTCTACATTATTACTTGCCACCATATATGCAATAAAGAAACCAACAACCGTTACTGAGCATCCTATGAAGCCCAATAATATACCATGCTCTAACATCATTTGTTCTCCTCTAGTTTTCTTATTTTCTTTATCATTCTTATAACTCTTTTGTCATAATCTGGTGTAGTAGAAAACTTATCTAAAGTTTTAATAAGTTGAAAAGAATCAAGTTGTAGATTTTTATCAAACATCTTTTGTCTTAACTCCCTAAAATCTTTGTAAGCATTATGGTTGTTTAACAACCTTACATATTCTTTAACACTATCGCATTTACTAGCGAAAGCTCTCACACCCCAACCTGGCCATTTTGTTATGCCTTGTGGTAAGAGGTGTGGAGTATCTTTACTCCATGTTCTTATACCAAATAGATTATTTGCCTCTACAGCAAATCTACTATTACCCCAACCAGACTCTAACGCAGCCTGACCTATAATCATCTCATAGGGTACTCTTTTATCTTTTGGTAATGTGAAGTTAATATAGTTTATACATTTGTGCATAGCACGTATGAATTGAATATCGTTATGGTATGTAAATTCAGGTTCTTGTAGATCCATTTCTTCTATTTTTTTCATATAGAATAGATCAAGTTCTTCGTTTACTACAGCCTTTGCTGTTTGATTAGGATTGTACGTACCGTAAGCGTAAGCAGCAACCATTAAAGTTAGTACTGCAAAAAATATCTTCGTATATAACCAGGTCTTTTCTAATAGTTTATGCCAATTATACGATTTGCCCATCTTTGACCACCTTTTTTAAATCTTTTATTGTTTTCTTTTTATCAATCATAACATCATACCATTTAAATCTAACCATGTGTTCGTTACTAGGTCCGATTAGTGGTATGTCATATTGTCTTTGAAACGTCAATAAGCCTTTTAAGTACAATGGCACAAGTATATCTAACACACTTGTTTTGTCTTTGTAATCTTTAGGTACGGTTGGTGTCTTCCAGTAACCCTTACCTTTAATCAGTTCGTTTAATATATCTTTATGTTTTTTCAATAGTTTCATTATATACCTCTCTTTACATAATATTCATAACCGTGTTCTTCAAACTTCTTTTGTATAAAAACAAGGTTATCGTTATTCAAATGGTTTCTATAACCTTTGAAAATCTTTTTACTAGTTCTGCCTGGGAAATTTGTTAATATGTCTTTTTGTAGATGACCAGTATAATACAATTCCCACTCATTAATATTATTCTCTAATACTTTATCAATAATAGTAATACCATTCTTTATTTGTTTTTGTAGCCACTCGTCAATATGATTCTTCTCACCTCTCATAATATAACTTTCTTTTATAATCGTAAACCGATGTAGTTTACTTTAGGTTCAAAGGACCAGAATAAGTCATTGTGGTTACCTGTATCGCCTAAATTTTGCATTTGATATAAATGTACCATTTCATGGATTAGTGTATCCAAGAAATCTTTTTTATTCGGATAAGAAGGTAACATCTCTAGTTTGTACAATCTAGTACCTGCTCTTTTCCACTCTAATACAACAACCTGACCTATACATTTTTGTCTTTTTAGGTCTTTGATTTCTACTTGTCCAAAAGGTGAAAGTTTATTATCAAATAGTGCTGAATTTAATAACTTGAAATAAGTTTTTATGTCTTTGTAAGTTGTAATATATTTACGTTTACCAGACAGCTCTCTTTTAAGTTTTCTTTTAAGTTTAAGTGCTTTAGATTTTCTAGTTGTTACCATTTAAAATTTGTTCCTTATATTTCTCGTCAAGTTGTAATCTTAAATCAGCAGCAATAGCCTCTAGTATTTGAGGTAGGTATGCCTGTAATATAGTGACTGAATCAATCATAAATTTATGGGCAAGTTTTTCTATTTCTTGTTCCATAATATATGATGTATCAATATCTGTGCCTTTAATTTTTTCTGATATAACATGACTTATAACAGCCGTGTTATAATCATCAGCCTTGGCAACATTGAATATGGACCAAGACCATGTGTAGATGAATAACAAAAATAATATAAAAAATGATTTACGCATTAGCATGAGCCTCGTAAATAACTTCATCAATATTGTGTTCATCAATTCCGACTAATTCTAAATTGTCAACTTTCATAATTTTAGACTTAGCAGTTGATCTATCTATTTCGCCAGATGTTAACTGACCGATAATTGTGTCAACTTTGTTTTCGGCTTCGTCCCAAGCCCATTGTTTTACTTTAGACATAATATAACTCCTTTTTTGTTGTTTTCATACTTAAATATAACACAATCCTGTGTATAAAACAAGCAAAAAATGGACAAATAATGTAGATAAATCAATGGGTTAATAGGGTGCGACATTCTGTCATGCACCCTATAGTTGAATTTTATAGAATCACTCTATAATATTTATGTTATCCGATGGTTTTGTATTCTTCGTTCCATCTAAAAGCGTCTTTTACAACTGCATCCGTTAAACCTTTATATACTTTATTCAGTTCTTTCTCTTTAACTGATATTAAAAGTTTAGCGTCATCTTTGTGTAGACCTTCTAGCATTTGGATAAACATCATTTCTTTTTTGGATTTAGTAAGTTTATCGTTAGCGCCTTCTACAAAGTACCATAATCTTCTGGCTTCTGTGTGTAGAGTAGTATGTTCAGTACCTGCTGGTGCGTCATTCTCTTTGTATGGTGGCGTACCCTCTGGTAAATCCCATTTGATTTTAGGATCAAAAGCACCTTTCAGTACTTGTCTTAAAGGTACTGAATCGTGTTCTCTTAATACTTCAATTTTCTTTGATTTGTCTTTGGCGTTGTTTACTTTTACTAAAATTTCGTGTAGTAATGGAGCAGATGAACCTGCTGTTTCCATGTTAAATGTGTTTGATGTGTTCATTGGCATAATGCCCTCCTCATGTTGTTATGTAAAGGGGTAAGTCTCCCTACCCCTATACATCTATTTATACTCGTTGAGTATTAGGCATTTTTATATGCGAACGGAGTCCCATATAATTTTTTGATACCAGCAGCGATGATCGCTTTTGTTGGTACACCCATTCTGTATGAAGTACCTTTAGCAGTTTGGTTAACATATATCATGTTACCTTCTGCTCTTAAAGTATCAACAAGTGCTCTAGGTGATACTAGATCAAATCTGTTTCTTAAAGTTTTCCAAGTCACAGACTCGCCTTTTGATAAAAGATTTAGAACCTTTTGTCTTTTAGACAAAGTTTTTCTGCCTCTAGTTTCAGTTTTTTTAGCCTTAGCTACAACTCTTAATGAGTCATTTGCGAATAATGATTTAAACATTATATTCACTCCTTTTTGTATGGCATTGTTTAGAGTTACTGACTTTGCCAGTATCAGCAACTATCCCAAAGTGCTTTATGGAATTCTTTAGATTAGGTAACCATATGTGTCCGTCGTGGGTCTTGTTGGAACTCACCCACAAGCTTTCAGGAAGAGTCCATCTTTGAGGAAGATAGTCCCTACTTACAACTGAATAGAGTGTCTTCAGCCATTCGGCCATAACCCTCTCTACCCATGCCTTACAACCTCTTAATCGTTGTTCAGCCAGACAGATAAATATACTTGCAATTATATAAATGTTACTCATATGGTTACCTAATCTAAAATTTCTTATAGTCAATAGTGATAGCATAAATGTCTTTGCCTTCACCTTTTGTTTGTACAGCCCTATCAACTCTTTCTTGTAAAGGGTGTTTCATATGTACAACTCTTAACAACATAGACTTGATTGCCTCTAGTGATAGTTTATAATCACTTAAAAACGTTTTGTTTGTTATATTAATATTCTCATCTCTTAATGTCAATAGCATAGTTTCTGTTAATTGTTCAGATATTGCCTGTACATAAACCTTATTGTGTTGCAATCTCATCATCTCCTGTCGTTTAGCGTCTAATTCCTGTGCCTTTTGATTAGGTCTCCTTTTAGGAATTTTAGGAAACAATATTACGTTATCAGGTGTATCTTTTTTATCTACCATCATTTGTTAAGTGGTTTCATTATGCCGTCAGGCCAAAACACTTCATCATTAAGTTTTTTTATAGCAATTGAATTACATATTGCTATAGTTAATAGTACTAGTAAGATCACGGTGTTTAATTTACGCATTACTTAACACTCCTTCTATGATCTGTTATGTTGTTTACAAAGACTCTTATAAGCCTTGATATGTCAACTTCATATGGTTTTAAGTCTTTAGGGTCTGTGAATTTTACTTTTAAAGCATTCACAGGTCTAATGATTGTACCATGTTCATCTACTACAACAGCGTCATCTGTATTTTTACGCCAATCGTGTGAAGAATAATCTGATATTGCCATTATATTCTCTCACCCTTAAAGTTTACTAGACCTTTATCAGCAAAGTATTCAACTAACTCGTTATACCCACCGATATGTTTATCATCTATAATTATTTGAGGCATAGTTCTTACTTGTTTACCTACGGCCTCAAACAACTCGTCTGGTGTTTTAAAGTCTTTACCAAACATCTTTTCTTTGTACTCAAAGCCTAGTGTCTTCACCAGGTTTTTAGCCTTTACACAATAGGTGCAATTAGGCTTTGAATATATTTCTATTTTACTACTCACTAGCAATAACCTCTACTTCGTCATAGGCCTTTTCTGCCATTTCTTTTAGTTTGAAAGCGTCAACTACGGTTTCAATAGAGTAGTTATACATCTTATTGTACTCACCCATAGGTAATCTCAAACCAATCCATGCTCTGTAGTAGCCATTCTTTGTAAGAGTTACTTCTTGTGCAAATACCTCATAACCTCTAACTGGTGTATTTTTGATTATATTTACCAATGTAGTTTCAACATCTGTAACTACGGTCTTATTAGTATTTTTACCTAATTCAGTAGTAAATATTTTCGCTTTCTTATTCATTTCACCTTTTACTTTATCAGCAAGTTCAGCCTTTGCAATCATCATACCTTTTTCAATTGCAAGTTCTAAATCTGGCGAAACACTCGTACCGACACCAAAGATACAAACTTTATCTTTGCCTTTGCCGAACGTTTTAGTACCACATTCTTTTTTCTCGTTATAATCTTTCATATACCAAGACGGTACCTTAAGGACTTGTTTATCCTTTTCTTGTTTGATTTTATAGGTACTACTTGAACAATTTGCAAGTGCAACTCCCATAAAACCTATCATTATATATTTGAGTACTTTACTCATCTTTCACCTTCTCCTTTACATTATTAAACACATTATATACCATTTCTTTAGTTTTGTCAACAGCCTGTGTTTTCTCAACAGTTGACGTAAAGGGATCCCATGCAAATGCAAGGATAATCCACAATATTGATAAGGTTATTATACCTCTAATCATTTTCTTACCTCCCAATTACCATCTTTATCAAGGCATACTTTGCCAGGTTTATGATAGGCATGGTCAGGCCTTTCATAATATCTACAATAAGCAGGTGTAAACATATCTCTATAGTAGAATTGAGCGAACAACTCCCAATAACTAGGTCCGTCATATGCCTTTCTACCGTCAGCACATTCTACTACTTCCTGTTTAACAATCTCGCCATTGTCTAATTCTCTTATTTCAATTTTGATAAAACAATATTGGTCCTTAATAGGTTGTATTTTATCGTATTCAACTTTTGTATTATTGCCTTCTAATGCCTCTAGTTTCTTCATTGTGTTTTCAAATGAGTCTTGAGCATGTACACTTGTAGCAAATAGTAATATAAAAAATAATCTAATCAACATACATCCATCTTCCGTCAGGCATTTTACACACTTCATGCCATTTCATTGCTCTATACGGATTACCATATAGTATTGAATCAAAGAATCTAGTATTATCTAAATTCTGATCGTGTGTAGTTTCAACCATAGCACACTTGATAGGTCCTTTTAGATAGAAACCTGTAGTCTTAATAATACCATTACTATTAGTTTTAGGATTCATCCATGTAGTAAAACCAGGACTATTAGGTGCATTATCTAAATGATCTACAAATGCCCTAGTCATTAATTGATCGTCTGTTTCAGCATTCATAATGTCAGCGCCTTTAAATGAACCTGCAACAGCACACGTGGCCACAACTGCAGGATTATCACTCAAATACGTATAACACGCTGTACCAGCAACAGCCGCTGTGGTTGAAGAACCAATAGTGGACTGATTCATGCTGGTACAATTAGAGAGCAACAACAAACTAGTTAATAGAAACAACAGTTTTTTCATCTTCTTCTTTCTCTTTTAATTTTTTAGCTTCTTCTCTTTCTTTTTGTTTTTCTGTAAGATCAGCAATTCTTCTATCATGTTCGTATTCTGATAATGTTTTACCGAATACTTTTTTATAGAAATGATCTACAGGTACAGGTGCCGAGTAGGCAAGTATTAGATTATCAAAATTAATATCTAAATGTCTGTAAGATTTAGGATTTGATTTCTTAGCATCCCTATGAGATTTCAATAGATTGAGTCTATTTGTAAATACGTTTTCGTATGGTGGTTTTGTTGTTGATTTTGCAATATCTTTTTCTTTTGCAATTTTAAATTCTTCAAAAATTTGTTCTTTTGTCATCATATTATATAAGTCCTTTTGTTAGTTTATGTGTTAATTCTATCATACAATCGTCTATTTGTCAAGCCCCTAAAACCCTAGTAAAATCAAGGTTTATCGTAGGGCTTGTCATCTGATCCTATAATTTTGCATTGAGCCTGTATATCATCTATAAGGTGATTGATTTCAGCATCCCGCTCTACCGTTTTAGGATTATTGTACTTTAAATTGTACAACCTATTTGATAGAGCCTGAATACTATCAATCTTTTTACAAAATTCACTAATCTTGTGAAGCATTGTTTTTACCTTTTAACATTGTCCAAGGCCACTTTGTTTTTGCCTCTGCCCAAACTTTCGTCTGATATGCCTTTGTCTTTTCAACTTCACTACCTATAAAGTTTACTAATTTGCCTGGAACTTCAGCAACGTTTGAAGCAAACTCTTGTGGTGTGATTGTCTTCTTTTCATCAGCACTTGCAATGTTCATTGATAATAATACTACTGCAACTATAGCAATAGCATATAACAATGATTTTTTCATTTTCCACATCTCGTTCATCATGTTTTCTTTCCCATTGTTTTAAAATCGGCTTTGTCAACTATCTGGTAGTTACCCTTGTTGTAGGCAATGCCGATTGTTTTGCCTTCGGGTAGTTGTACTTTAGGTTTTGACTCTTTAGTACATACGCCAGATATTCTATCACTTGTAGGTATAGAATCTCTTGGTAGACCATTTATATCTAATGTATAATCAGGTCTTTCAAATCCTTTGAGAGTTCTAGTAAACGACTCTCTATTAACTTTTAACCATTTATCTTTTGTCATTATGATCCTTGACTCATTAATCCTGTTACAATCATAGGTTCTTTTTTAGACTCTTCGTCTGCCCATGTATCAAACTTTTCAATATCTTCTTTTATATCATCTCTAATACATGTAATATCTTTTTTGGCACCATTATAATCTTTTGTATTTAATTTGTCAATTGCCATTTCTAATTTGACTAGGTATTCTCTTTCTTTAATGAACATAACTTATATATTTTACCTTTCCTTCTACGTAACCATACTTCTTATCTTTTACTTTAGGGTTTGTAAACATAGTATTAGCGTCACCTTGTTTGTAACCTTTCTTGTGCGATAGTGTAATATGAGCAGCACCTTTATTGTGTCTTTTCAATCTCTTATTTGAGTCTAACAATATCATATCATCAACCCATAATGCGTCTATATGATCGTTTGCTCTATAGCCTTTAATGTACACACCCACTTTTTTACCTACAAGTTTAATATATTTGTCATAAACTTTTTTGATAGGTTTATATGCAAGTGTAACATGATCTGAAACTAGCATAAACTTTGTAGCAAGTTTCTTTACAGCATTACAACTTTGTTTATCTAATTGTACTACAAAATATCCGTTCATTATTTTCCTAATTTACTTTCGTTTTCTAAATTGATTGCCACGTCAACATCTGACTCTGCCTTTTCATCAACTAATTTGATTTTAGTTAACTGGTGTGGTTCATCTTCATCAGCCCAAGTGTCAATGTGTATATCTTCAGCCTCTACTGCTTCGTCAAGTGTCTGATTGTAAGTATCAGTATCATATTTTATCTTACCGATAAACTTTGTGTCATCTGATTCAGTATAGTTAGCGTCAACCATATATGTTTCAACACCTTCGTTGGTATCTGTAATATCTTTACCAATCTTACTATGTGCGATACCACCGCCATCTAAAAATTTCTGATCGGCCTCGTCTTTGTTGTTTGCCAATACGTCTTGTTCAATACAAAGGGTATAGTAAGTTTTCTTTCTGTATAAGTTCTTACCTACATCATCTTTGAAATAAAATACATCTGTTTCTACATTTGCCATAGTGTCCTCCTAGTTTAAATTGTATATGTAATTTGGGTTAAGTTTTTTAGTTTTGTAATTCTTTGTAAAATCAGGATCAAAATCTTTTCTGAAACCTTGTCTGCCATTGTACAACTGACCGAAGTCATTGAACAGGTTATGGTCACCTGCAGCCGTTTCAGGACCGAACACATCTTCGTATGTTTGGTAATACTCATCTGGATATACTATCTCAATACCAGTAGAACCTGTAAAATTAGTAGCGTCTTCTCTATATGTTTTGTTCATATAGTCTTTGAATTTAAGTAATTGCTTTCTGTAATATTTGATTTTAGATATAGGAACGTTTCTATAAAGTGTAGCTGAAGACCAGAACGTGTCATATTCTGCTTCGGGATCTCTATATTCTCTTTTGTAAACTATATTAAAACTTTTAAAGTATTCTTTTGTCATATATACACATAATCTAACATAAAATTACGGGATTGTCAAGCGTTAAAAACGTTGATTTTACTGACTTTTTAGGAATAATTATGAGAACAAAACGAGAACATCTATGATTCGTACCCATATTTTGCGATATAATATGAATCTACTATGTCGGTTACTGGATTATTGAGTTTGGTTTGTTCAAATTCTTTGACTAAATCAACACCAGTATCTTTTGTAAACTGCTCGTACATCTTTAGCTTATCTGCATTACCCTTGCCAGTAGCATTCTTCTTTATCTGACCTGGCACTATAGATTGAAATCGTTTATTGAGTTTATAGAGTTTGTGTTTGAGTGTACCCATATTCTCTGCTAGGTTGAATACAAGTCCTTTTGATCCAAATGAGTAGCCTTCTATAAAAATATTACCAATAGCAGTATCAATAATAGAAAGCGCCCAATCCGAAATCTGATCGTGTCGTTGTTGCTCGGTGGTATAGGGTAGATGTAGTCTGCCATTTATATTACCAAAGTCGCCTTCATATTTCTTTACATTTGTAAGGTAGTATATCTTACAATTTTCAAATTTAAAAGTACCCCTACATACACATATAGCAGGACTACTTAAACTATAATCAATTCCAATCGTCTTCTTCTTCATCATCAAATATAGCATCCTCTTCGTCTATTGAAGTATCAGCGCCACAGAAAGGACAAGTAGTAGGTTCATGGTCTTCATCATCCCACTTGACCCAATAACTTACATCACAATTTGGACAACTTATCTGTACTTTATTTTTATCTTCTTCTTTAGCCATTATAGTTTGAAAGTTTTAAATTGATCTTTTTTAACGTCTTGTTTTACACCACCTATAACATACGATTCTATTTCAGTTTCTTGTGGTGCGTTTTGTAAAGAACGACTATTGAACCAATGTACGGTCCAAGGTAATGGGTTATTAGATGATGAGTGTTCATATCTTTGCTCTAACCCTATCATTCTCATTCTTCTATTTGCTATATATTCAACGTATTGGTGTAATAGTTTATCTGATAAACCTATCATAGAACCTTTAGAAAATAGGTAACTTGCCCAATCTTTTTCTTGTGATACTGCGTCATCAAATATTTTATAGCATTCTTTTTGTGTATCTTTTATTACCTTATTCATAACCTTATCATTCTCTTTTGTAAGATATGCTTTGATAATCTGTTGACTCATTGCAAGGTGTTGACTTTCATCTCTAGCAATCAATGATAATATTTTAGCAGAACCTTCCATAAGTTTTAATTCACCAAATGCAAACGAACAAGCAAATGATACATAGAATCTTAAACCTTCTAATACGTTTACGGTTACTAATGCAAGCCATAATGCTTTCTTTAACTCGTATATATCAACAGACTTTGGATCTAATTGATATTTGTAACCTAGATTGATTAGTTTATCGTATGCTTCTGTAACTGCTTTTGATCTTTCTTCTATCTTCTTATCTTCAATAATAGTATCAAATACTTCACTAGGGTCTGAATATAAGTTTTTAATAATGTATGTATAACTTCTACTATGAATTGTTTCCATAAAGTCCCATGCAACTATACAACCTTCTAATTCAGGATTAGTTACAAATGGTAAAAATGCTAGACAAGGTCCTCTACCTTGTACACTATCTAACATAGTTTGATATTTTAGATTAGATGTAAATATAAACTTTTGTGATTCAGACAGTTGAGCATAGTCGTTTCTATCTTTCTGTAAAGATACTTCTTCTGGTCGCCAGAAGAAACCTAGTTGCTGTTGGCATAATCTATCAAAAATAGGATACTTAAATGTATCATATCTTTGTACAGCGAGGTCTTCACCAAAAAACAATGGTTGTTTTGTAGCGTCTAAACCTTTTGTTTTATTAAATACTGTCTTCATCTATATTGTACACGAGTCACAATTCTCGTCCTCTTCTTTCTTTGTTTCTTCGGGAACATTATCATGGAACCCTATTGGGTGTGTAGGCTCATCCTCATCTTTCTTGCTATCATAAGTGTTTTGATAATAAGAAGTCTTCCACCCTAACTTATATGTAGTCAATAAATCTTGTGCCATAACTGATACAGGCACTTGACCATCTGTATAGTTTTCAGGATTATACGACCAGTTGCCTGATATGGCCTGGTCAAAATATTTTTGCATTACAGCAACGATATTTATATATCCTTCATTCCCTTTCATGTCCCAAAGTAAAGTATAGAAGTTCTTTAGTTTAGAATATTCAGGTACTATTTGTTTTAATGGTCCTTTTTTAGATTTCTTAACTGACAAATAATCTCTTGGTGGTTCAATACCATTTGTCGCATTTGAAACTACACTAGAAGATTCACTAGGCATTTGTGCTGACAATGTACTATGTCTTAAACCGTGTTCTTTTATTTCTTTTCTTAAATCTTCCCAATCATAGGTTAATTCTCTTTTGACAACTTCGTCAACATCTTTTTTATATGTATCAATAGGTAAGATACCATCTGCATATTTTGTTTGTTTAAATGCTGAACAAGGACCTTTTTCTTTTGCAAGTTCATTACTAGCACACAATAGATAATATTGAAATGCCTCGGTTAATTTATCTACTTGTCGCCATGCAAGTTTCTGGTCATAATGATAACCTTTCTTTGCAAGGTAGTGAGCAAGACCAATGTAACCAATACCTAAACTTCTACGTGCCTTTGTAGATTTTTCAGCAGCGTCAATAGGATACTTTTGATGGTCTATTATTTCATCTAAAGCTCTTACTGCTAAATCACATAATGGTTGTAGTTCATCACGGTTGTTTATTTTACCCACATTGATGGCAGATAAGATACATAAAGCAATCTCACCTTCGCCATCAATATGTTGTATTGGAGTGGTTGGTAAAGTTATTTCCTGACATAGGTTTGACATGTAAACTCTATCTTTAAAACTAGAGTGAGTATTACAATGGTCAATATTCATAATATAGATACGGCCTGTTTCAGCACGTTCTTTCAATATATCAAAAAATAATTCTTGTGCGTTTATCTTTGTTTTAGATACGCTAGTTTTTCTTTCCGCTTTAAGATACAGATCATCAAACTCATCTGTTCCCCATGCGTCATATAACTCTGGTACTTCATGTGGTGAAAACAAAGTTATATCTTCGTTAGCAATAAACCTTTCATAAAATAGTTTTGACAATTGTATTGAGTAGTCAAGTTTTCTAACTCTATTATCTTCACTACCTTTGTTGTTCTTCAATACAATTATGTCTTCTATTTCTTGGTGCCAAATAGGGAAGTGAACAGTTGCCGAGCCTCCTCTAACACCGTTTTGAGTGCAACACTTAACAGTTGCTTCAAACTTTTTGAGGAATGGTATAACACCTGTATGTTGGACTTCTCCTCCTCGGATTCTGCTATTAATTCCTCGTATTCTACCTGCGTTGATACCGATACCTGCTCTTTGAGCAACATAACGCCCAACAGCCATATCACTACTGAAGATACTAGGTAAAGTATCATCAATGTCAACCAGGACACAAGAAGCATACTGCTTAAGAGGAGTACGGACACCAGCCATAACAGGTGTCGGAATATTAATTTTAAAGGTTGAGATAGCGTCATAATATTTTTTAACATATGACATTCTCCTTTCTTTTGGATATTTAGCAAATAGTGTAGCCGCAATCATCATGTACATGAATTGTGGTGTTTCATAGATTACATTTGTTGATCTATCTTGTACTAGATATTTGTCTAGCACTTGTCTTAAACCTGCATAGGTAAAGTCATAATCTCTATTGTGATTAAGCCAGTTCTCCATTCTATCAAAATCTTTTCTTTGATAGTGTGATAATATTTCTTTGTCGTATAATTGTAAATCAACGACCTTTTTTACATGCTCATAAAAGTGTGGGTGATCCCATAATTTTCTTATAACTTGTTTTCTTAAACTATACAATAACAATCTGGATGCTACGTATGTGTAATTAGGATTATTTAAATCTACTAGGTCAGCAGTTGACTTAATTAAAATCTCTTGTATTTCCTCTGTGGATATACCATCATAAAATTGTAAACCACTTCTCATTTCTACCTGTGAAGCAGATACTCCTGTTATATCTTCACAAGCATATTCAACCATTTCATGTATCTTGTCAATGTTAAGAGGTTCTGTTCCTCTGCCGTTTCGTTTTTTGACATTAATAGACTCGTTTCCTGTTACCATTTTTCCCCCTTAACAACGTTTGTATGAATTGATTTGTGTAATTGCTGATAAACCTGAATAGGTATTATCGGATATAATATTTTGTACTTGTTCTTTTGTCTTGCCGTTAATTATCATTTCGTTTATATCTTTTTCTTTTTGTCCCTCTGGCCATATTACTATCATATAATCTTTTTCTATCATCTTATACATTCTATCTATAATTTCTTTATTACGAGGCTCATTATCAAATATAAAAACAACATCTTTCTTATCAACAGGTAGTTGTAGATCAGCACCACCAGCTGCTAGACAATTATCAAGGAACAAACTATCTAAAGGACCTTCAACAATGTATAATCTTTTGTGTAGATTAATTCTTTCTAGTCCGAATATCTTTTGTTTGTTCTCCTGTAATTTTATCGTTAGGTATTTTGGTTGTTCTTTACCAAATGCACGCCCTTGTATAGCAAAGACTTGATTATCAACATCATAGAAAGGTATAATTAATCTAGGATGCTCGTATTTCTTATTTAGACTTTCAAACGTCCCAGGACGTATGCGATTTACATAGGTTTGGAACTTGTCGCAATAATATAATCTATCAAAGTATTCCGTAGGCAACTTTCGGTTGAGAAGATATTGCTTTGCAGGATGCTCATCATTTAAATTACTAAAAGGCTTAAGACCTTGTAGGGGTGTAGATTTTAATTTTGTTTTTGTATCTGTTTTAAATTTTTCAAACAGACTTTCTTCACTAGCAGGTTTACTGCCTTTATATCTTTCTAAAATATATTGATCGTACAATGGCCGATCAACTAATTTTATAAGATTAGCCAAATTGTGTGAAGCACTACAATTATGGCATTTGAAAAACATATCATTCTTTACTCTATAAAGATATGCTCTTGCTTTTGTTTTAGACTTTTTAGAATCACCACAAACTGGACAACGAAAATTGAATAGATAATCTCTTTTCTTTTTAAATTGTTGTAGTCTAGGCTGTATCTTGCTGATATAATTTAGATCAATGTAACCACTCATATAAAACAGTATATACTATATATACGTATTTGTCAAGCCACTATATGATTTTTATTACACTTAATATTTGAGGCATAGACAGTCCTAGAACGATTGCTGCCCCTATGATGATCCATCTGTATTTCTCAAATACGCCGATCCTACCGTCTAAATTTGAGTTTAAAGTCTTAATTTCACACATTAAACGCTTTTCTGACATCTCTATTTCATCTGTCAATTCTTTATGAATCTTGTTGATTCTAGCGTGTAATTCTTTATAATTCGTATCAAATTCAACTCTACGATTCTCTATCAAGTTGAATATTGCTTTATCTATTTCTTCTTGTTTTGATAGTTTTTCTTCGTGTACTGCAAGCATAGATTTGATACTACCAGATATGTCTGTTAGTTTATCTATAGCACTATCAAGTTTTGTATTTACGCTAGCAACCTGGTCTACTTCGTTTTTAAGTACTTGTAAATCGGTTGCTAACTGGTTTAAATCTGCCATTATCCACCCAATGGGTTTTTACTTTTAATTTTAATTTCTTCAATTTCTAATTTAAATAGTTGTAAAGTTTTTTCATTAACACTTGCTTTCTTTTCTACTTCAGAAATAGCGTCTTTGTTTTTACCTATCTTTTTTAGATTGCTTTCAATGCCTGATAAATCTACTGACTTACCTTCAACATTTTCTACTTTTTCTTTTAGTACTGCAATGTCTTCAGCGTTAACAACAATGCCTGATACATCTACTGTTTCGCCTTGTGCAGCTTCTATTTGACTTAACCTTGTACTGATTTCGCCATACTTAACAAACCCACCACCAATTGCAGCCACGGCAGCAATCAAAGCAGCGACACTTGCTAAATTATCTTTTAATTTTCCTATCATTTTATCCCTCTCTTAAAATTTTAAGTTCTAATAATAATTGTTTTTTCTCCATATCAATTCGCTGTAATTCAGTTTGTTTAATTGATATTGGGTCATTGTTTGTATATGCGTTTAAAGATTTGTTTTTGTAAATCTGTTCTTGCTCTATATTTAGTTGATTAAAGAAGTCTGGATTACCATCATTTAATTTAACGGTATCCTGTAATTGTACTTTGTAAGATGATAGGTCAGCAGCACCTGATTGTATACCTTTCAAAGTTACATATTGTACTGCCTTGACCGTATCATCTACACTCTTTAATGTCTTTTCTAATTTAGCTATTATTCTTTTCACTTTTACATTTACGCTATCAATCTCGTCATTCTCCTGTCTATCATCGCCAGTTGCCTCATCATCCACAACTTCTTCATTGTTCGTCTCCGTCTCCGATCCTTCTGCTTCCGTATTTTCATCCATAGTAGATTCCTCACTACTAGGTTCTCCCTCTTGCTCATTCTCCATTGATTCCTCACCAGTATCCTCAGTTTTTGCATTTGTCTCGGTGTTAGCATTTGATGTCTCCGTTTCTTCTTCTTTGACTTCTTCTTGTTTGACGTTTTCTTCTTCGTTTGTTTCTTCTAGTTCTTCAGTAGCTACTTCTTCTTCATTAGTGATCTCCTCTTCTTTAACTTCCATTTCTATCTTGCCTTCTTCTATTTTCATAGTTGTACCTGAAGGCATAAGTTCTTCAAATTCTTCCTCTATGATATTAGTTGCCTCTTCAAAAAATTCTTCTTCGGTAATACTTTCTTCTATCAAAGCAGTTTCAAATTCTTCCATAAGGCCTTCTTCTACTAATATCTCTTTAAAAGTTTCTTCAAATGCGATTGCTAATTCTTCAAATTGTATTTCTTCTATTTCTAATTCTTGTAAAATAGGTGTTTCAAATTGTAGTTCCTCTAATTGTTCAAGGTTGATCTCTTCCATATTTTCTAAAAGATACTCTAAATCTTCTTGTGCTAACTCTAGTAGTTCGTTTGTATCTTCTAGTTGTTCCTCTGTTTCTTCGGATATAGGTGTGTAAGTAATATCTAATAATGTAGCAGTTAAACTTGCACCTAGCAAGTTAGGACCTACAGGACTATTAGAGTTAGGACTATTGCCATCTACACCTTTCCATTCCCAATCCCATTTTCTGGAACCTGTATCTGTATAAGTTGCTGTGTCTGTATATGTGTGGGTGTTTTGTCTGTAACCAGAGTCGTTGTTTCTGGTCAATGAAGTAATAGAAAGAACATTATCATTCTCGTCTAAAATTTTTATAGTTGTTGTATATGAATCTCTACCAGATGTTGCTTGACCACATTGATATGATGAACCAGACCATTCACAATTTTGCACCTCGGTAATAGCAGTTAGGGTTACACCACCATCTAAACTTGTTGTTGTAGTAGTAAATGAAACGCCTGATTGTGATGTAGTTGAAATATCAACAAGTGAACCTGAGGCAGATACGGTACCAGTACCTTGTGCTTCTAGTTCATTGTAGTTTGCTGAGTAGTCGGTAATGCCATTAAGTGTGAAACCAGTTGCTGAATCTATACCGTCTATTGTACTATTGGAATTTTGTGCGTTGGTATTTACACCATCACCTGCGTTAGGTAATAGGTTACCAGATGTGGCAGTTTCTGCTAGACTATTTACGCTTACTGAAGTTGTAAGGATTAATATTGTCAGCAAACCTGTCAATTGCTTTGTTAGTGACATATATAAAGATTCCTATACATAGTACATATATTAATAATTCCATTTTTACCTCGGACCATTTTCAACGTGAACGGTTTTCTTCTTCTCTTTTACTTCTTGTTTTTGTTCGTTTACTTTTTTACCATTTTTTAGTTCATTCATTTCGTCTATCAATTTTTGTTTTTCTAACGCTACAGCGTCTAATTCTATTTGTTGTTTAGTTAGTTCTTCAGCATTTTCTGCCATTTTCTTTTCGTATTCTTTTTCTAACTTCTTATTTTTCTTTTCAATGTATTTTAAATCTGCTGTGTATTGTTCGTAATCAGGTCTTAACTTATCGTATTTTTGCCACTCTTTAAGAGCTGCGTCACCTATCTTACCATTGTAAGGACAAGGCGTACCTGATTGTATCATTGCGTGGAAAACTCTTTCGTCTTGGCAAAGTATAGATACAGCGGCAACCTTCATGCCTAGATCGTTTAATACTTTACTTAACTTAATTCTTTCACAATTCTCGTCTGTTCTATATGTACCTGCTGATATGCCGATACCAAACTTTGATACACCACCTGATATACCCACTACACAAAGGTCTTGTGACATTGCTGACATTGATGGTGCTGACGCTGAGTTTACAACTCTACTATCGCCTGAATATGCGTTTGTAGTATTTGTAGTAGATGTAGTTGATGATGACCCACTTTGATAGGTCGTTGTTGACTCTTGCGAATATCCACCTGATATGGTGGTATTACTTCCACTCGTATTTGTTTGAGAGTTAGTTGTCGCTCCAGAGTTTGTAGTGTCAGCCCAAATAGGCGTTGCGCCTATCATAATGAAGAATAACAAAAAGACTAATAATCTTTTCATTGTTATTCCTTTTCTTTTTTAATATTTATAATTTTAAATCTTGTATAATAAAATCTGCGATAGCTTTATGACCTTCTTCTCTAGGATGATCGTCCTCTACAGATATAGTCAAATCTCGGTTCATTCTATCTTCTAAATCGTGTCCTAAAATATGAGAGTGCATAGTATATCCTTTTTTATGCGACAATGTCCAAGTAATATCAGCAGCAGCAAATCTACCTGCAAGTTTTTCCTGCAAATCTTTTGTTATGCCTGGCCACCCCATAAAGTTTTTTATGTGGGGATCATATCTTGCTATTAAGTTTAAGATAGCTTGTAAATCTTTTAATTCGTTGCCCTCGTATTCTCTTTTGTAATTTACACCACGAGAAGCTTCTATTTCTGTTTGTTGTAGTCCATCTAAATATCTTTCAAATATATCGCCCATTTGAAAATGATAATAACGTAAATTATTATTCTCACATAAGTTTTGAAAGTCTATATATGTTCTTAAAGATTTTCTTACCCAATTATATAATGAACCGTCTTTTGATACTCTACGTGATCGCCAAGGTGATAAAGTAAATCCTCTGTATGGATAGTGATCTCTTTTGCCTATTTCCCAATCTTCTCTATGTGATTGTGTCCAACCTGCAATTACTAAACCTATTTCTTCATTAGGTATTTCCATAACTGCGTCTTGTATGCTTGAATATATAAATCTATTACCAGCACCACCTCTTGCAAGGTTGATAACTTCCATACCTAAATGTTTACCTAGATGATCTGGCCATTTAGGAAAATCAAAGTCCATTTCAGGATGGACTACTGAATAAAAATATGGTTCTGTGCAACTATCGCCACCTACTATCAATTTTTTCATAATAAAAATTGATCTTATTCGTCTTTTTTATGTTTACCTAGTATCTTAACTATTTCCCAAGTACCATCTTCATAATGATGTACTTCAGCGTCAACTAAATCACACATAAAGTTTAATGAGTCACCATGTATTTGATAAGTGATACCATTAATCTCTACGCTGTCTGTTCCTTCAGCTCTATTTCTCCAAAGTTTTTCAACTTCTCTTTTTGTTTTCAAGCAATCGGACATATTATCTGCACCTTTATGGTCAATTAATGTTCCGTCTGAAAATACACATACAGCAAATACTACCTCTGGATCGTGTTTATGATCAGCACCTTCAATAGGGCATTGTTGGTGTCCATCGTCTCCACAACCTGTGCAATTTGCGTTAGCATAGTTAATACCAACTACTGTTAGAAATAATAGACAAAATATAAATGCCCATTTTTCCCAAGTGTTATGAAATAATTTCATGTTATCTTATTGGTGGTACATACATTACACCACCATCCTTCCATAGTTTGTTTAATCCTCTTTCTAATGCAAGAGGTGTATTTGGTCCTACGTTTCTTTCGTATGATTCACCGTAGTTACCAACGTGTTTGATAATATTGTATCCGAATTTCATACCTAACCCTAACATTGGACCGATATAACCTTCAACACCTAATATTCTTTTAACTTCTTTTGATTTAGC